CCCTGCCGGTACGCCCGCTTTGATCTCTTGCAACCGCGCTGCTGCTGCCGCATGATCGCCAAGGTCAATCAATCGGCGCACCTCTTGCACCTTCGCTGCTGCTTCAGCGCTTAACTTACCGGCCTCAGCCTCATACTGTGCGACTTGCTGACCAAGGTTAGCGCGGTTCAACGCTGCTTGACGTGCTGGCGATGTGATGTCGCGCAGCGTCTGTTTCATAAGGTCCGTCGTAGCGCGCACGTCCGTAGCCGTTGCGCCGCCCGCCAGTTTCGCTAACGCGTTGACGCCTTCGTCGTGGCTCATCGTGGCGAACTTGTTTAGGTACTGAGCACCTGATTGACTTTGCTCTAACGAATTTTTAACAAGCGCTTGCCAAGTTGGGTTTTGAATCTTAGCCGTTACTTCAGCCACACTAGCGTTAGGCGGCGCGGTGCGTAGTATTTCTAAAGTCTGTTCCAGATCAGCGCCTAAAGATGCGCGAGCTATAGACGCCGCTTTGTTTTGCGGTAAGTTTTTAAAATCTGCAACTTTACCCAGCGTTTTACCGAGTAGCGGCGCAACGACGCGCCCGCCTACCTCATAAGTTGCACCTTCAAGGACGTTTTTAGCGGGCTCTGTTGCAATAGCTGGGCCTTGGCGTGGCTCTTTACCGCCTAGATAGACGTCGCCTAACTCAAGCGCCTCTTTAGCAAGCCCATAACCTAGCCCGGCGCCAACGACGCCGCCTGTCACTGTACCTACAGGACCGGCGCCGAACGTGCCTGCCGTACCACCAAGCAGCGCGCCACCTGCTGATCCTAGCGCTTCAATCGTAGGTGCTACGTAAGGTCTAATACTTTGATACATGCGCTGCCCTGCGGTCAACTCTTGACGAGGTGCCGTGGGCATACCTTCGCTGCGCGGTTCGGGTGCAGGCGCAGGTGCTGTCTGTAGACCAACCTTAGCATCGAAGTCGGCTCGGGGTATATCTGAGTAGAACTTTTTATACAGCGCGTCTGCAAGCGCCGCGTCAGACATATCCGAGTATTGTGGGTACTTAGCGCGAATTTCAGCGATCGTAGCCATTATCGGATACCTAATGGGTCAGCTTTTGCGCCGCTAGGTGCTGGTGCAGGCGACGGTTTAGACGCGGGCGCTTCAGCTTTCTTAGCGTTGTTAGCGATAAACTTTCGCATATTCTCAAGAATAGCTCGGTTAGCTTCAATTGAACGCGTGGGATCAGACAGTGCCTCAAGCCAAGAACGGAATTCCACGTTAGAGTTAAGTTGCTGCGCGGACATACCTGTAGCATTTTTGACTGCGTTAAGCAACTGATTTCTTGAACTTTGAATAATGTCGCGCTGTGTTTGCGCTTCAGTACCTACAACACGTCCCGCTATCTGACCGGCACCTGTGCCAGCGACATAAGCTAATATGTTAGAGCCTGCACTGCGACGCTCGCTTGGTACTGCTTTACGTCTGTCTAATTCCGTATAGGCTGTCTCTAACGTATCAAGAATATCGCTAGCTTGTTGTTTACCTTCTTCTTTCTTAGTCGCCGCAGCCGTTGCAGCAGGCGTCTTGCCTGCTAGACCAATCACGCCAGGCGAACCTAAACCGCCGCCTTTGTAATCCCTTGCGTTAATGGTAATCATTTGCGTAGGATCGGTTGGGTCTTGGATTTGCGTGACGCTTGGCGCAGGGGCTTCTTTCCCTGGCCCTAAGCCCATTATTTGAACTGTAGCAGGCGTAAACGGTGTTTGACCGGCAGCTTGTTCACGAGTGCGTAAAACTGGCTTACCGTTTTCGAGCACCGGTACAAGCGGTTGCGGTGGTGGGGGCGTGCGTTGAGCATTTCTATATTGCTCAAGCCCTTCTTTCGTTAGCTCGAAGCCCAATCGTTTCATCATAATGAGATCGGAAGGCGTAGCGTTTTCAGCAGCTTCAACACGTAACTGGTTCTCAAGCTGCATTTTAAGTATTGCCGCTTCAGGTTTGCCAGCCTCACCTAATTGGCTAACTCGTCGAATCCTGTTCATCAACTCTTGTGTTTGCGGACTTACTACGGGCGCAGCGGCGGCAGCCCCCGGCGCTGTCATTGCATTAACAGGCGGTTCAGAAGGCGCTAACGCGTTAGCTGACGCAGGTGCAGGCGCGGGTGCGCCTTCTATATCGCGTCGGTATTGCTCGTAATTTTTTTGGTTCTGTAATTTCTCAAGTATCGCCATACCAGATTGAACAAACTGAGGTCTGCCGGTGCTAACCATAGCTTGCGCGGCTGCTTCTAAGTCTGGTGGCCCACCTTTAGCTGTAATGGCCGATCGAATTTGATTTAGCGCTTCGCGCTCTTGCATCAGTTCATCCATCTTAAGCGCGTTTAGTTGCGCCGCAGACGCTTTGCTGTACTGGTCAAGCGGGTCTTGTAACTGAAGACCTCGGTAAGACAACGCGATGTTCGGGTCAACAAGAGCCATGATTAGCCTCCATAGTAGGTGTAGCCACCATAACTGTAGTCAGTAATAGGCGCGGCTTCTGCTGCTGGTTGCGGGCGCATAGCATTCAAAAAGTTCTGACCTTGCTGATAATTCAAATAAGTACCTAATGCACCCGTCAACGCGTTAGCGCCGCCCATATATCCTGACGCTCGCGCCTGCCCCGCAGCGCCTAACGCTTGGCCGACGTTGCTCGCCATCGTCTGCCCTGCCTGACCTAGCTGGTTTGTTGCCGTTTGGCCTACGCCTGCTAGCGACTGTAATGGGTTCAGACGCGCATTACGCTCGGCTTGATACCGATTAAAGGCGTTCATGTACTCCTGTGACGCTAAATCCTGACCGTAGCGTTGAGCACCTCTTAACATGCCACCTGACAGCAAGCCACCACGCGCCGCTGCCGAGCGCTCTAGCGCCTTCATGCCTTCGCTCATACGGAAGGCGTAGCCTGGGTCTTGCTGAAACTGATCCATACCGAACGGCGTGTATTCGGTTGCCAACGGCGTGAGTTTGTTAAGCGCCGTAATGCCCGCCTGACGCCAAGGCTCTTGCAGTTCAACTTGACGCTCAAACTGCTGCATCTGCAAGTCAGCAGCGCGATTAGCAGCGTCAGCTTGTGTGCTGGCAGCTTTCTTAGATGCGCTAGAACCTAGTAACGCGCTACCAATAATTGCGGCTGGTATCATCCATGCGGCCATAATTGTTCCCCTTAAGTCACTTCGCGCCCACTGACGCGCATGTTGATGGCGCTAGCCGTACCAGCAATCGTGCTGATGAAATCGCCTGCGCCCAGCACCTGTCCGACCAACTCAGGAAACGTATAGACCTCAGACGCCTGTAGCGTCTTGGTCTTCGTAATCAAGTTAGTGTTACCCGCTGATCCTGCTGCTGTGACAAGATTGACGCTAATCGTTGCAGCGCTGGCGCTGTAATTGGTCGCCGTAAACTTGTCAATAATAGCCGTCACACCGGTCGCGGTGTACTGCGTAGTTTGCGTTGATTCGACCGTTTTGGCCGGAACAAGCACTTTAACGGTAACTGCCATGATTACTCCAATTGCAACGCGTTGTTTGAGTCGTACTGCGTCATCACCCAGTTTGTGCCGTTAGAGACCAAAGTGGCGTTAGCACCAGCAACTGCTTCTAAGATAGCTGTTGTCGCAGCACCCCCTGATAAAGGTACAACATTACTTGACGCTGATACTAAAGTTTGGGGTTGATAATTTAAGAAGTATAAAACACGTCCAGTAAATAGCGAAGGCGTAGGAAGTGTAACCGTACACGAAGATCCTGACTTGTTATTAATTAGCCATACTTCGCCAAGAAGCACTGAAAAATCGGCTGTTTTAGTGACAGGCGCAGGATATAAAGCATTAATGTAGGAAAAAATTGCCGCTGTATCAAAAACTGGTAAGGTCTGTACTTCTTGTCGCAGTGCGTCAATTTGCTGTTGCAGTGAACCAAAGTCATTAGGCGGCTGTGTGTGCACCTCTTGACCGAGCGTCTGAAGCGCAGCGTCATACGAGGCGATAAGCGACTCCAACCCTAAGTTAGAAACACTATCGTTAACGACTGTATCAGCGGTGCGATACAACGACAAAAAGAACTGATACCAGGCGCGGTCGATCAAACCCGTACGTGCGTCGATGAACGGCACACGCGGGGGCGTGATCGGCGTCGGGGTGGCGCTAGGACTAGGCATTGGTGGGGCTGATCAAAAGTTCTGCGCCCATCAGCGCTGTTTTCACAGGGTCCGTCATCGACAACTCGTACACCCGATCGCGCAACTGTAGCGTCATACCCAGCCTACGGAACCATACGCGACGGTAGAACTCGCCGATCTTGCCAATCGATGCTGTGCGATAGTTGGACCATGTATGCCCGCCATCGTCTGACCAGCGCAGCATGACCTCGGGGTCAGCGCCTTGTACGCCCGCGATTTCTTCTTCAATGAAGTATGCGCCGTCTTCAGACACTAAAAAGTAGTCGTTAGTCTCAATAATGTCTGTTGTTAGGTAAATCGACTCTACAGACGTGTCTTCGTCGATCAACGAATCGCCACCCTCAGACAACAAGAAATAATTAATAGGTTCCGTGACATCCGTGGTCAGGTAACTGTCTTGCAAAGGTATGCCGTTCAGACCAACGCCTGACTCGATGTCGATCTGCATCGAATGCTGCGCGGTGCGCTTAAGATTGTTCTGTCCGGTGGGCAGCGCCCGCCACGACCGCAGCCATTTTTGCGTCTGACCGTTATCAGCATAAGTATTCAAGTCAAACGCGTAAATGTTGCCGTTTTGATAGTCGCCAACGACAATTTTATGGTTGAACGCCATCTGGCAATTGCTGCGGTGCCGCGTAAACAATCCGTTATCCCAACCGGCACGTTCATGCCAAGCGCCTGTAGCGACATCGTAGACCCAAGTTGCGTTGCCACTAGGGAACGTTAAGACGTAAAAACTATGGCCGTCTTGCTGATAGGTGTAAGCGATCGCGTCGGTTAGCGTGCTGTACTGCTGGATCTGCCATTCGACGGCGTGCGTACTGATGCGCTGGCCGGTGTAACCGTTAGCGCGATAGACAATACCTTGCCCACGAGCGTCTGCGCCGAGCCAAAACAGCCCGTTATCCATCTTGGCAATCGTGTACGCAGAGATGCACCCGATCTCATTAAACGCGCCTTGGATGCGCTGAAGCGGAAAGTCAGACGACCCTGTGTCGTACCAGACCTCAACCGTCCCTGTACCGTAGACCCATACTTCGCGGTGATCGACGATAAGGCCCACCACGCCATCAGGTGAGCCTTCTGCGCTAGCAAAGTCAAGCGGGTCAATGGACGTGCCATCAAGCAGTTGCGTGACCCAGATGCGCTGGCTATTAGGCTCGTTAAAGACAAAATAACCATCAAGGTAGCCAACCGTCACTGCACCAGGAAAATCTACATCAAAGATCTGCGAAAACGCATTAGTAACGTTGTTATAAATGTAGCTTGGCCCGTTAGCCGCAATAAAAACTTGCGTGCCGTTATCAGCAATACTTACTGGTCCTGCGCCTGCTATTGTGCCAATCAGCGTCGGTGTGTAGTTGGTCGTAATTTTGTATAGCGAATTACCCGATACTACAAACGCAACCCTGCTGTCAGACGAAAAGGTCCATAACCCTCTAATCGGTCCTGTACCTATGGTTGCAAGTTTTAACAGCCCAGGACAGCGCTGAAGAAACGCGGGTTCTTTGCCGCCTTCGGGCACAACTTCCGGAAACAAATTGACCATCCTCGCATCGGCTGCGTTGACGGACCGTGCAACGTAGGACGAGCCTAGGATTGGCGTTTTCATTAGAAGTTGTTAGCGTAG